TGTATCTGAATATAATTTTTTATATGATTCTGCCATTTTCAGCTTCTGGAAGTCCGACAGTGTGTAAGTATTCGCATTTTCTAAAATATCTTTTCTCATGATTATTTTAATTCAGAAAGTTTATTTCCACGAATTCCAAATCATTATCCACAAATGCCTCTTTTAATACTTCATTAATATGACTAACTATTAGCACTTGGGGCAATTCTCCGTTCATCGTTGGACTATTATTCTCCCCTCTTTTTCGCATAATTTTATCATAGTCATCTTCATTGTCCTTTGGAATCAAACAGAGGCGTACGCCTGCCCTTTTTGCACCCTCTAATTTCGCCTCTAAACCTCCAATGGCGTGCACATTCCCGTGCAAATCAATCTCTCCTGTCATTGCAATATCATTGCGCACCTGAATATTGCAAAGACGGCTAATGATCGCGGTTGTTATTGTAATACCTGCACTTGGTCCATCTTTCGGAGTAGCAGCTTCTGGGCAATGGATATGTAAGCCAAAATTCCCGAAATTAGAGAATTCTTCATTGATTTCTTTTTTAATATTCTTAGGAATCAAATTCCAAGCCAATGTTTTTGCGCACATCATGCTCTCTTTCATTACATCTCCCTGTTGCCCAGTTAGTTCAAGGGATAATTTACGATCACTCGGTGTTTTAACGCACTCTATAATGGTAATACCTCCGGTCCCCGCCACGGTCGCATATAATCCATTGACGAAGCCAATTTGTGGCAATTTTGCGATGCGTTTGATACTAACTTTTGGCTTGTCATTGAATAATTCTTTGACAAATTCTTCCGTAATTTCAAATGGTAATTTGATATTGTCGTCCGTAATTTTCTTGAGGTTTATCTCTCGGACTAACTCAAATATTTTCTCTCGAATCTTTCGCACTCCGGCTTCATTCGTGTAATTGGAGATAATGTATTTTATAGTATCCTTCTGCATGTGAATATCGCCCCTTTTATAGCCAACTGTCTCCAATATTTCCGGGAGTGAGTAGTCCTGAACAATGTGTATCTTCTCATTCAGACTCAGCGCTTTTACATTTATTTCAGTGATTCGGTCACGAAGGACTCGGTCTATTGCATTGGCATCATTATAAGAAAATATGAATAGCACTTTGCTTAAATCAAACTTAATCCCGGCGAAATACTTGTCAGTGAACTCATGATTCTGAGAAAAATCAGTCATGTGCGTCAATATGCCAATAATTTCGCGCCCATGATCCGTATTGGAGACTTTATCTATCTCATCAATGTAAATAATGGGATTCATGCATTTTGTCTCCATCAATATATCCACAATCCTACCCCAAGTGGATCCCATATAAGTATATGAATGCCCCTCCAATATGGCGCCATTGCTGCTTCCTCCCATAGGAAGAAAACCAAATGGGCGGGGGGTTCCATCTTCATCGAGGAAACATTTTGCAACCCCCTTCTTAGCTATCGTGGTTTTTCCTACACCGGGTGGACCCTGAAATCCAAATACAGTTCCCTCTGTTTTCCCATTCATCCATTGGGCTATTAATCGCTCCAATTGTGTTTTCGTCTCTTCTTGCCCATAGACACAATCATTGAGATTTTTGCGGACCTTCTCCAAATATTGCTTCTTGGATTTCTTGTAGAAAATCCATTCTTTCCAGAGCTCCAAAAAATTGGCGGCGATTGCTATGAAAATATTTTCGCTCTCTATCATAAAATTAACTAAGTCCAAATCATCATTCTCTTCTCTCAATTTATCAATTTTATCGAGAAATTTGTTGCAATTATCTGTTAGCAAATAATCATCTTTCTCCAATTTCTCCGTGTATAAATATATCGTTTTAAGCAGGGCTTCAAATTTCTTTAAAAATGTGTCGATAGATGACTCTATTTTATCATTATTAAATGTTTTAAGGTGATCTTCTAGAGTTGTTTTGATGTACTCTTCATAATCTGTCGCCGGTTCATACATATATAGGTTTTTCTTTGAATTATCTACTATTCCCCCCAATTTTTCATTGAAATGCTCCAATTTACTCAAAATGGGTTCTTTCTTATAAATACCAAAAGGTATTTTCAGCAATCCATCGAGATATTGCTGGGCTTTGGCACTACTCTCCCGGGAGCCTTTCGTTTCTTTTAATTTTTCCAGTGCCTTTGTTTTTACAACGTCAGGAGCTTTCATCATTGCAATGCGTTTTTCATAGGGGATGTCATCCTCTGTTAGGGCATGAAGTTGTGTAATTTTAGTCTCCATATTTTTAAAAGCAATGCGGAATAATTTTTGGACTGTATAATGCAGGGATTTATAGATTTCCTCTGCCATTGGCTGCGGCTTCAGCAATTCACTGGTGTTGCAAATCATGTCGTAAATAATATGTGCCAAGAATTGGTCCTCACTGTCGCTCAATAGGAAGAGGGTTAGAATATAGCGTTGTTTTTCAGTGTTACCCGTTATAAATTCTTTGACTAATAGGGAAAGAGGCTTTGTTTTGTATTTTTGTAGGTCACGATTGGCATTCACTATTAATTCACTGATTTCTTGTTCTGTGCAAATCATGAAATCACGGAGACTGACCTGTGCAAGAAACCCATTTTTGAAATGAGGCTCGTAAGCCAAATTCTTTATTAATTCCTCTATTCTGGAATGTTTTTCTCCTATGGTGCCTCCAATTCGCATTATATTGAGGGGGTCCTTTTTGAAATATCCACTGATGACAATACAAATCGATTCAGAAGCAATTGGGAAATGAATTTCGGCGCCCTCTATTTTTTCTAAGAAGGACTTTGTCGCCGCCCCAGGCAATCTTTTAGCAATTGGAAGATCCACCGCGGTTGGTGGCTTTTTATCGGTTGTCGCAGCAGTCGGTATGAAGAAATTATCGTAGAAATTCAGCAGTTTCTGGTATTTTTCTGAAAGAGTCGTCTTATACTCGTATCCAACAAATATGGAAATTAATTGCGAGCAACGACGGCAACCGCTTTCCTGGATAAGGTCTTTTAAGGACTCCCTTATTTCATAATATTTAATGAGGCTTTGCTCTAAATATTTTTCATCAATAGACTTGTATTTTGTAAGTAATTCGTCTAATCTTTCCATCAAATTACTATATTTTTCCTTTTTAAAGACCTTATTTTCGTGGTTATTCTGGATGCTTGACATAGTCGCGAAAAGTTCATTATATAGGCGGCGGCTTTCTATGGCAATTTTGTCTAATATTATTTTATTCAAAATATTTTTTGGGTCGGAATTTTTTATCATTGCAATATAAGAATAGAATAGATAAAAATAATGATGGTAAAATTTTATTATTTAAAAAAAAAAGCTAATAGAATACCTACTTTTGCAATTTTATGTATCTGCTTATGGATGTTGAACCATTACTTCAATTTCTTCACAGATTTATTTAAAATTACATAAAAAATGATGGTAAAATAAGCCTAAATTTTTATAAAATGCTTATCAAACATGCAAGCTTCAAAACTACCTCTTTTTCCAGCTCGAGTCCGAGCTCGAGTCCGAGCTCGAATACTAGCTAGACGAGCCCAACAAGAAGCTCAAATACGAGCTCGACGACAAGCTCAATTTGCAATTGAATCTCACGATTATTTCACAGAACATTATGGAAATTTGTGGGTGATGATTTCTTTCTTCATGCAACCATTATTTGGAATTGCTCAAACAATTGAAGGAAATTTTGGTTCTGGATCAGGTTCGGGTACGGGCTCTGGTTCGGGTTCGGGTTCGGAGTCGGAGTCGGAGTCGGGTTCGGAGTCGGAGTCGGCTTCGGGTTCAGTCCAACATTTGATTCCGTTTTTCGAAACATCGAATCATTTGAAGTACCTATTTTTTTCGTTTTCAAGAATGTATGTGCCACCTCATGGCATGTGTATTCCAGGAAATGTTATTCATTTGACTGGACCGCTTAAAGCAGTTCCTTTTCAGTTTCGGCAACAATGCTGTTCAATGGGTCATTGGTTGAGGCATAGACTTACAACATCAAGAACAATGGATCGTAGACAATATTCTCAGATGATGAATCTGATTTTACGTAGAGTGATGTCTCGTGCCGCAATGACTGTCACTGATGCCGGAGCATTTACAAAGTTCCTCCAGTGCGACTTTACATGTGCACTTCAAGTTTTCAAAATGTGGATGCCTCTTTCGGAACCGTCCATTTTTTTCCAACTCATGACTGGGTTGATGAAGATGGATGTTGAGAAGTGTAAAACACTTCGGGAGATAATGCGTATTTTGCCTACTCTTCAATATGGTCAAACTGAAATGCTGATTGCATTAGAAATTTTGGGAACTATCCTGAAAGATGCTTATTGTCAAATGCATCGAGTTATTTACAGTGACTTCAGATTCGGCAGTATCCCACGTGAAGAGTATATTCAGATCCATAACAAACTCGATGATTTGCAGGGTTTGTATACACTTGTTGATGGTGTTTGTGAACGAATGCTCAAAAATTTTCCTCATCTAAATGATGTGAAACACGTTTTGATTCAAGTTACAAGTTCTCACCCATCTGTACTACAGCGTCTATTTGAACAAGAATAAGTGCCAATAAAGCACCCAAAATTTATAATTTTTAATGGAATTATATATGGAATCTTCCAATATATAATTCTAGTGCTCCTATCCGGATTTGAACCGGAGACCTATGTGGCATAAGCACATCGCTCTAACCAACTGAGCTATAGGAGCAAGAAGAGGTTTGGATGGAAAAGCCATCCTTTACGTAAAATACATAAAGCATGTTGTGGCGCTCCCAACAGGGGTCGAACCTGTGACCTTTTGGTTAACAGCCAAACGCTCTAACCAGCTGAGCTATGGAAGCTTTAAAGAAGTGGATGACAGAGCATCCTTTATATGAAACATATAAAGGATATAATATTCTATATATTCTTTTTTTCTAAATTTTACGCACTAGGACCCGATTTTTCATATATTTTTCGGTCACCCTTTTCGTCGATATCTCCAATTCTTTTCGCCGGATTTCCCACCATAATGCTAAATGGCTCCACATTTTTCGTAACAACTGCACCTGATCCAATTAGGGAATGTTTCCCCAGCCGATTGCCACAAACAATTGTGCAATTGGCGCCTAAAGTGACTCCGTCTTCTAAAATCGTCTCAATATAATGTCCCGCTTTACTGTACATCCCGCGGGGGTTTATATCATTTGTTAGAACACAAGATGGACCAAAGAATACGTAATCTCCTGCAATAACTCCAGCATAAATGCTAACATTATTCTGAACTTTGCAATTGTCTCCTAAAACGGCGCCCCCTGCGATAAAAACATTCTGCCCAATATTGCAATTTTTGCCAATTTTCGCCCCCTTGCAAATATGACTGAAATGCCAGACTTTTGTGCCTTCCCCAATTTCAGCCCCTTCATCTATATATGCGGTCTCGTGGGCGAATACTGGAAGAGCTGGGGACAATAGTTTCACTTCGCAATTTTTGTCTAAACTTTCCTGTAATGCTTTTAAAACTTGCAATACTTGTAAACCTTCTTCGCCATTTGTTATTGGAGCTCTGGTCTGTTCTACACATTCCTTAAAATGCTCGCATTCATTTCGCAAAGGAGATATAGTATTATCCAATTGGATAACCTCGAATTTATCCTTTACCGGAATTGGGAATTTTCCCTTGAAATCCAAATATTCACTGAAATACTTGAGCTTTTCGGTTGGGCTCGTGTCATCAAATAATATCATACCTTTCTCCCCAATTATACTCATTTTCTGCTCTTTATAAGGGCACAACCAATTCACATTAATATTAACATAGACATCCTCAAATTTAAGAATACTATTAGTAATATCCATGACTCCCTTTGTAATAATATCTGTACCACTACATATCACTGATTTGGGGATTTCTCCAATAATACTCAAAATCACGGAAATATCATGAGGTGCAAAACTCCACAGGACATTCTCCGATGTTCTAAAAATACCGTGGCTCAGGCGATTTGATACTATATTCTTTATTTTCCCAATCTTCCCATCTTTCACTAGCTCCTTCATTTTAATAACGGCGGGGTGATAATGTAGCAAATGTCCAACCATCAATATTTTACCCTTTTCCACAGATAATTTCACGAGTTCTTCACCTTCTGCTTCATCCAGGCAAAGTGGTTTTTCGACATATACATGCTTATTTGCGCAAAGTGCTTCTTTAGCAAACCGATAATGCATTTCCGCCGGTAATGCAATGCACACTGAATCTATTTCCGGATTTTCCAAAATAGTTCTCCAGTCTTTGGTAAGATGAATTGTAGGATATTGTTGCTGGTAGATTAATAAAGCATCTTCGTTGATCTCGCAGATTGTGTGCAAAATCCCACAATTGTTGAATTCCCTGATAAGATTTTTCCCCCAATATCCGCCTCCAATAACGGCAATATGTACCATTCTAAATAATAAAATATATTTTATTTATAACAATGCTTGATTTCCCAATTCAAATGTATGATCCCAAAAGAGAATATGCCTCCAATAAGGCGAATATTGACCAAGCCATTCAGACAGTCTTAAACCACGGAATTTTCATTAATGGACCCGAAATTAAGGAGCTAGAGACCAAATTAGCCCTGTATACTGGAGCGAAATATTGCATTTCTGTATCAAATGGCACAGATGCCCTAAAAATTGCTCTATTGGCTTTAGGACTTGGTATTGATGACGAAGTGATCACAGTAGCTCACACTTGGATTTCATCGGCGGAATGTATTTCTATCATTAATGCTAAACCAGTTTTTATTGATATTGAGCCGATAACATTTAATATTGACCCTGCGAAAATTGAGGCGGCAATAACTCCAAGAACCCGGGCGATTATTGCTGTCAGTCTTTATGGGCAAATTCCTAATATGGACCAAATCAACGAGATTGCAGCGAAGCATGGAATTCCAGTGATAGAAGATGCTGCCCAAAGTTTCGGCGCTAAACAGGGTGACAAATTTAGTGGGAATTTGTCTACTATTGGAACAACTAGTTTCTTTCCATCGAAACCTCTGGGGTGCTATGGAGATGGGGGCGCCTGTTTTACAAATGACGAAGCTTTGGCGAAAAAAATACGGGCAATCAAATCACACGGGGGGCTAGAAAGATTCAAACACGAATATATTGGACTAAATGGACGATTGGATACGCTCCAGGCGGCGATTTTACTGGAGAAATTCAAGTATTTTGAGGAAACCGTCGAAAAAAGGAATCAATGCGCCGCCTATTATACCGAAACATTGGAGCCACTCGTGGAAAAAGGATTTATTCAGACTCCGAGAGTTGTAGATGGAAATAGGAGTGCTTGGGCACAGTATTCTATTATTATCAACGACAAGTCAACACGAGATAGTTTAGTGGAATACATGAAGTTATCTCAAGTGAATGTCGCAATTTTTTATCCAACTCCGCTTCATACGCAGAAATGTTTTGAAAATTTGGGATATAAATTGGGGGATTTACCTGTAACGGAGAAGACGTGTGATACTATATTTAATTTACCATGTTATGCCGAGATTACCCAGGAAGAACAGGATTATATTGTGAATTTGGTTTTTAAGTTTTTTCTATGTGAATAAGTATCAAAAAATCAAAGATTTTTACATAATTTTCATACAATTTGTAAAAATTATAATATAAAATCATTATACACTTTAATGGTTCATTTTGCACTAATCCAATTAACGAAGAAACACACCGAGATATTCGGGACATTCTTAGAAATCATTTTGCATAATAATTGGGATCTAAATATATATTACAATCTTGATGCTGATGAATACAGTTTTTTACCATATTATATGGATCTTTTTCAGACAAAATTTGAGATAAAATCGACCCATCAGCTTGTTGAAGACAAAGACCGATTTGATTATTTTATATTTACAAGCAGTTCAGACGAAAATCATATTCCAGAGTGCTTTAAGTCACGCGAGTATGCTGATCGATCCATTTATGTTCAACATCAGGCTGCTCATATGAAGGAATATATGTATAAAAACATTGTGGTAAGTCCTGTTATAAAACTAGACAATATGCAAACCTATATTTTGCCAATTTACAAAAATTATAAGAAAATGCATTATGTGGCTGTGGAAAATCAGCCAATTGTATTTGGAATTATCGGAGGAATTAGGACTTTGAAGAATGGGAAGACACTGGACCGTAATTTAGATCTTGTCAAAGCGACAATTGAAAAATTCCCAAATGAAAACTATGAATTTCAATTTTTGATGCGTAAATGGGATTGGATGTGGATATCTAAGAAGTATCCATTTCTAGTGAAAAGCAAAAAGATAAAGGCTTTTTTTGGATTAAACACAAATGATTTAATAGAAAAATTAAGAAGTGTTAAATTTATACTGCCGATTGGGAAACGGGGAGGCTGGTTTTATTGGCAACGTCTAACCGGTTCTATACCGTTAGCAATCAATCTTAATATACCATTAATTATTGATGAAAAATTGGCGAAAATTTATGGATTGGAACAATGCTCAATTTTATATAAAGAAAATTTGACAGAAATATTTTTGAATGTTTTGAAAATGGATAATTCAATTTACCATGAATATATATTGAAATCTGTTAGATATAAACGCGAAATTTGTAAGAATAATGAGCGTAATTTAATAGAGATTTGCATGGGGGGGAACGGTAGTTCCCCCCTTACCCCCCCCATGTAATGTGAACGTTCGTTTCCCCGTCATAATTTTAATTTATTTTATAAATTAAGAAGCCTAATTTTGTTGTTTATGAATGAAATAAGATATAATTATATAAATAATTGGGATAATATTTATTATCCAGCACCACCATGATTTCCATGATGTATTTTTAACATAAAATACACTAAACAATAAGCTGCCAATCAATAATATTCCAACAATTCCTCCCAAATACCATGGACGACTCATAAAAAATAGTAAAATAACCAAATAATACATAACCCAAAATATTTTCATTAATGGGCTATTAATCCATTTCGAAAAATCCCAATCCAAATGTATTCCACTTGGACGACTACACAACCTTTTCTTACTCACATAATTTATCCAATTTATTCCAAATATCCCAATAATTATTCCATATATCCAAATAATTGGGGCTAATTTATTCCTATCAAAAGCTAAATCTCCAAAATAGTATGCTCCAATTAAGATTGCAATAGGCTGAATGAGTAGTAGAAGTAATGCACCAATTGTCGCCAAATGATTCATTACCCCACAAGATTGGTCTTTCCACATAAAATATTCCAGCAATTGCATCAATCCAGCAGAAATAAATACTATTGCTACCCATCTATCATTGGGATAATTACGATAAATTAGGTATATTGTCGAAAATGCCATAATTGTGAATGTAAGAAATGATGTAGTTGCACTATAACACATATGATATAGTATAAAAAAATGATGGTAAATTTTAATAATTCTTTTTGATTTAAGGCTACTTTCAACCATGCTTCCAATCCGTTTGTTGGCATTGCTGAGCTTTATGAACCTGTCACTATTGAGAAGACTGTTTCCGGATTTTTTCTTTGAACAATCACTCCTTCTTGAGCATTTCTACGAACTTGTTATGTCTCATCCGTATTACCTTGAGATTTTGACAAAGGCATCATTGTCAGTGTTTCTTTGTTATCGGTTGATGGACAACCGGGTTGGAGACCTTTCATTATCAAGGCGACTGAAGTCGAAACTGATTCGATCCATGATGCAACGTATCATTTTTTCTCAAAGATTCGATCATTCACTTTATTTCTGCTCGAGAATACTTAGACCCATCCCAATTCATCTGAATTTTGGAGTGCATCAAGGTTATACATCTTCGATTGTTTTTCACGAACTCTTCCCAATCGTGGCAGTTTGTGCTAGATCTTGCAGTATCTTTAGGATTCAAAGTGATTGTTCCGCTTTTGATGAAGTTTCAATTGTTGATTTTGAACAATTCAATCCATTTCTTTCAGCTTGTTTTCATCGGTTTTTGCCTATTCTTGCACTCGGTAGACATAGTGGAATTGTTACAATATGCACCATGAATTTGGATGGCACAAATGTTACTGTAGTGTTTACAATCCCAGTAAATCAAGGATCAATTTGGTCACTTGTGTTTCATCCAACTTTGCCAATTCTGTTTGTAAGCACTGAACGAACCGGGAATGTCGTTATTTTGCATTTTACCGAAGATTTTCGAAGCTTGAAGTTTGATGCAATCTCTGCATGCGTTCATTCATATACAATCAATTCAATACAAATTCACAATAAAAGCGATTTTTTGCTTACTGCAAGTGATGATTGCACAGCGCGTATTTCAACATTTTCATCAGATTTTCGAGTGTTGGCGCATCAAAGTGTTTTAGGGCACTGGCGCAATGTTTTGTCTTGTGCAATTCATCCATTTTTCCCTTTGGTTGCAACAGGAAGTGATGACAAGCGTGCAAAAATTTGGAATGTATCTGACGTCAAAAATCCACAAATCATCAGAATATTACTTCATCCTGCAGGAGTACGTTTTCTTCTTTTTTGTTCTGGTTTTACATTAGCAACAGGAAACTACAATGGTTCTGTCAGATTGTGGAATATCGAATGTCTAGATGAAGAACCTGTACAACCCGACGCACCTATACAACCTGTTTTTGAAATTTCTAGACAGAACAGCATTCTTTCTATTGGGTTCACCCCAAACAATCCAACAGTTGTTGTAGTTGGTGATTCGCGAGATTTTACTAGCTGTCTGCTTGAATAGATACTATTTGTATTCATTTGTCAAATTATAATAAATTTACTAAAGATTAAGATTTCGAGCTTTTTTTATCAAGCGCTTAACTCATTGTAATGCAAATCCTATTTTTTGTAAATTAAATTCCTAAAATATAAAAAATTGATTCGAAAATTTCCTAAATATTAAAAAGCTGAAAAAATGAATATCGGAAATTCTCTAAGAGATAATCAAAAAAAAGCAATAAATATATCTTATGAAAATGATTTTGAGTCAGGTGTCCATTTTCACGCCACTGGAACCGGTAAATCACTAATTGCTATGAACATTATAACCCAATACAATAATGTTCACCCCACTCATAATATTCTTTGGATTTGTGAGAGTAAATCTATCTTAATTGACCAATTCTCTCCAATTTCTCAGAAAGAGCGCAATATTTCAGATATTATGCGCCGATTTAATGTTCTCAATTTCCTTCTGAATTGGACGTAATTATTGTGCCGGATGTTTATGAATTTTTTTGATATTTCATATCATCAGTCTATCCCCAATTTCTCGAAAATAATGTCTATTATAAGGAATATTCTTTTTTATTGATTTTGTCAAAGATTTATCACTTATTCCCAATATATTGCAGCAATAATACTTGCATAAAAATATATGAATTAGGTTTTCATTTTCATCATATTGCCCAATTCCATTTCTATATAATATTGGATATCCATTATTAGATGCTTCAAAACTAGTCCGCAATTCTTCACTACAATTATCATCAGAACGTATTTTTTAAATAATTTTATAAAATTTATATCAGTAATTATGATGTATGTTTTTGCTTATCCGTGCGGATAAGCAAACATATTGATGAATTCTTTACAATTTTACACTATTTTTTCTCAAAAATATGCAAAAATTTAACATTATTGTTCATTCATCAAAATAATAAGCGATTTTTCCTTCTTGTTTTATATAATTAAAACATTGATTCTTTTAATTCATCAATAGACCAACTATCAATTGGACAATCTTTTTTACTTTCAAGGAATAAAAATGCTTTCTCGATTTGAATATATTTATCAATTATTGAATATTCTCCACATGTTCCACATTTTGAGGATATTTTAAATTTATCTCTCTTTTGTTGCAATAATGGATGATGTTTGCTAATAATAAAAAATTCTTTTTTTTCTTTAGGATTCAAATAGTATTCACAAAATTTTGGTAAATTATCCAAATCTCTTTCTCTTTTTAACCATTCAACAAAATCAGTGGGTAATTCTATTGCATTTGATTTTCTTGATACTTTACCTCTATTTTTATTCTGCTCAGATTGAGTTGCTAATTTTAAATTACATTTTCGATTATCTAATTTATTTCGATTTATATGATCTATGCTAATTTGTCCTTTACCAAAACCAGAATGACCCATTATTATTTGATGTAAATACAATTTTTTATCCTTATCTATTGTTTTAAATATATATCCTATTTTTGAATTATATGAATATGTTAAATTATTTTCATCTTGACTAAATACATTATCGTAATCATCTTCAGAAAAAAATGTTATAGTATTTTTATTACACAACATAATATAATATAATTTTTCGTCAGGATCAAGAACATTTTCAACAAATAAATGAGGATTCATCTTTTTTCCACTAGAACACCCGAGTAATGATATATGACCAGAATATTTGTGGATAATTTTGAGAGAGTTAACTCTTGCAAATAATTCTAGAACTTCCATCTTTTATTTTTCTTCAATTCAGAAAAATAATTATTCAATTTTTAAAATTTTTGATAAGAATTTTATTGCATATGTAAATATTTTAGAAATAATAATACTAAAAACCATATTTCTGGTTCTTTTTTTATGAATAAGTTTTTTTTTGAAAAATCTTGAAATATTATAAAATCAGTAAATGATTTATAATAAAATTTTTTAATTGCTGTAAGCACTCTTTATCTTTTAAGTTTCCCTAAAAGGAGGACTGTATCTTAAGCCATTTCCGGTTGCTTAAACCATCATTAATGACCCATGCCCGTTCAGTCTCTGATGCCCTATCATAGGCTAGCGTAGCGCCCTTAGATAGTAGACATGCGGGTTGCCCAATCCTTTTCATTATTACCGTACCTAAGTTCATTACTCTTAGCCAGATTAAGTTTTCACATAAATCCTTGGTAGAAAAGGCTGTAAGGGGTTTCCCGAACAACAAGGTATGTTGCAGATATATAATAATATATCCACTAGCAGTTAGTCATGCAATTATAAATTGCAGTGAGGACGTAAATGGTTTTCTATAGCATGAACTCACGATGCTATAGCATACTGCTTTTAGGCCCTGGATTACAAACATTAAGAAAAATGTAACTAAGTTAAGGCCACCCATGCCGCTCATCACGCGAAGAACATTGTAGTTAGTCGCGTAAACACGGATTTTGGAAGAAATAGAAGTCTTGGGAGTGACCTGTAATTGTAAGGTCGCATTGTCAATACGTGAAAAATTGCACGTTCCTGATGGTTGGTGTTGTTCAGGCTGCAACGCGAAAGAATACACGTTGATACCAGTGGCGGGGATGTTGGTGTGGCACTGGTAGGGCTGGACAAGGTTGAAGTAAGATCCAAGACGCTCGGAGAAACGATCGTGACCGTTGAGCTGAAGCTTGGCACGAACAACGGGGTTACGACCGGCACGTTGGGGAGCAAGACCGGCGTGGTCAGCACCACCGGCAGCCTCGTTGTAATCGGAGAAGTTGACGGGGGCGTTGTTGTTGGTTCCTGCACCACCACCCTGGGGAAGCTGGCTGACACCGACTTCGGGGGTAGTCTGCCAAGCCTCACCCTGGGGACCGTAGATCTTGTCGACGAGTTGGGCAGGGAAGCTGACAGCGGAGTAACCGGACTCGACGTTGGTACGAAGAGCGGCATAGGGGTCAAGGAGACCGTTGGACTGAATCTTGCCGTGAGTATCGTTGTCGAAGTCATCAGTGTAGTTGTTCCACTGGTTCATTCCGAGCTGGATAACGGAGTCACGCTGAATAACCCAGATGAGTTCCTTAACGGGGTGGTTAAAGTTCAGTTTGACCTTAATATTTTGAGAAGTTATCGACTCATCACCAGTGAATTGGAGCTGCTCAATAAGGTACTCGTGAGAGACCTGAGCGAAACGCCTACGCTCATCAGTGTCGAGGTAAATGTAGTCGACATAGAGAGAAGCAGCCTCAAGAGAGGGAACGCAGAAGAGAGAATCGGACTTGGAGTCGATGTTGATTCCGCAGTTTCCGAGAGTATCGGCAGTGACGTAGCACTCATTCTTCTGCCTGAACTCAAGAATAACTTTGACCTCGTGGTATTGCACCTTAAATACCCCACCTTTCGGTGTATTTACATACAGAAGCCGAGGTTTAATACCTCTGTATGTTTTCGGGAGTGGACTATATCTTAAGCTTTTTATAAATAAAAAACCCATTACCATTTAGTCTCTGAACCTTTCCCATAGTTTTATAAACCTTAGGGACTTGGCTGCTGATTGCCCATTTCAGAAAAATCCTAAGAAGTTTCTTTATTCGATTGCACTTTTACCATACCTGAGTTTTTTCTCAGCCAGGAAAAATTTTCATTGATCCGTTGGTAGCATATCGACTTTAGGGGTTTCCAGCAATTTGGAAATGTCGCACGAATTATCGCACTAACACCTGCGGTAGTTTTATGTTAGAACCGCTAACCTATTTTCCCTTTCTTTATTCTAAATTTCAGAAAGGAGTGGTGTTTTTCAGCCCAGCATTTTAGGCAATCAGAGGAAGAGACAGACCGGGGTTCCTGCAGAACCAGAACTGAAAGGGAACATAGAGAGTAGTTGCCTCAGCCTTCTCGAGGGCAGTACCAGTAAGAGCGAAGGTATTGCCGACCATATTATCATAACCTATCTGGTGTCCGGGCTCTTGGGTAAGCTCGTTCCAGATATTCAGCCAATCACCGTAATGCTTATCAATGCGCTGACCACCGATCTCGATCTCGACGTTGCGGATGAGAATGTGTCCGATGTAGTTGACCCAACGAAAGCAGAAAGATTTATCAGCAGTGGTAGCGGTGGGGCACTCAACAAGGGGAAGAGTAACCTGAAGGTAAACACGGTTAATAAGATCACCATTACGAGAAATGGTGCAAGTAACACGCTTGCCGAAGTCGGCAGTTCCGTTAAAGGTTTGCTCAATGGATTCAATAGAAAAGTTAGTGTGACGGCGGTAAACAACCTTAAAGAAAGTAATTTGGGGATTTCCAGTTAGGTAGACATCCTGTGCGCCATAGGCGACGAGTTGCATAAGTCCTCCAGACATTTATATTCTTAACTAAGAAAAAAATTTTTTCAGAAACGCATTTAATTTCTGAAAAAATAAATAACTCTAAAGCTTTAAGTATTGGGAAAGATTGTTGAAGCGATTTGCGAAATATTTTTAACAGTCATATTTTTAAAAAATAGCCTACTCACTCTTTTCGATGCTTTCTTTTCGCACCAATTTTTTAATGTATTCATTTTGCTCAGTTTCGCCAAATTTCATATACTTCCGAATTTTCTTCTCATTCTTAATAATTTTTAAAAAAACGCGGAAATAATCCCCCAATATTTTCAGCAAAACCTCATTCCAATATGTATCATCCTTTTCCACATGGTTAATCTTCATTGTCCCCCCGCTATTCTGTAAAAACTCCACCAATTCCGCTTTAGGTAATCCATATACGTGCAAATATGTCTGCACTTGCAGCCACTCATACTCCCTGACTTCATCGAATAATTTATAAATTCGATTCTTTATTTCAATCACAGTCCCATCCATTTTCATCCCATCCAATTTACTAATCACCCACAATTCCACGCCATCTATTGTAAGAATTTTCTTACTGCGCTGATCTATTTTAGTAATAACTTCCACATTGTATTTCTCTTTATAAAAATCGATTGCATTAATTTCCCGGATTGTCCCAAATCTCTTGTTCGTATACCCTTCCACTATTTTGCGAACCTCTTTCTTGTCTTCTTCCGCCAATCCACTTGAAGTCTCCAATGTTTTTATTAAAACTTCGCGATCTTTCTGCATCATTTCGGAGGAATTACTATTATTGCATATTGTATCTATCTGGCTCAATAATTTCTTATTCTCTATTTTATCCCCAATCTTCTGTATTTTTTCACTATCTCCCACTGTTTTCCCGATTTTGTAGTATTTTTCATACAATGAATTAAATATACGACTCGCTGGAATGTGTGGATTCTTTCCAATAAATGCTGCAAGATTGCTACTATATAAAAATATTTTTTGGCTCATTTGTTCTATATATTATTTTATATTTAAGTTCTCAATCTCTAAATTCGATTCAATAAATTTCTTTAAATAGTCGTCTAAGAATACTTCCTTCGTATAATTCGCTTTTTCCAGAGATTTCTTGAATTCAAATTTCCCCTCTCCCATCATTTTCACACTCCACCCCGTTTTTAATGCATTATATATGAATATCATTTTCTGCAATTCCAGTGCATCCATTTATTAAAAATAACTTAAAAAAAAGTGAATATAAACTAATATGTTTAAACAGAAAAATAAGAAAATCATTCAATGCGATTCCCGGATCACTCTAGATGCTAAACATAATGAAATTATTAAAAATTTCAAGGAAGAGCAGAAAAATATAAAAAAATATTATCTAGAGTTAAAATCAGAAGAAGAAAAATTGGACAAAATACAAAAAGATAACAGTATTGCATTAAATCCAGAAGATTTGACGACAATCTTCTCAATTCAAAACAATATCGATGAATTGAAGGAAAAAATAAAAAATATAGAGCTGCAATCTAAAGAGACCGACTACTTTATCAAAACCGGGAATATTCTCTATGAGTATTATAATGAGATGGATGATGTTGCAAAACAAGAAGATGACTCACCCCCTCCTAAAAAAAAAGAGAAGAAGGATAAAAAAAAAGTCGCAATTGGAGAGAATGAGCCAAAGATTGGAGCTTTTTTTGGAATTCCTGCAAAGATAGAAGAAAAAGACTTTGAAGAGAATAATGAGGGGAAAAGAGTTCTAAAAATGAATGATTTTGTGCAAATGGGCACAAATATTGACAGAGCCTCTAAATTAGATGCATACCTTTCTAAAATTGACAAATCTTATGGTATTCGCGGGAAAGTCCATAATAAAATCGACTTTTGCAAAAAATGTAAAGTGACTTACAACAAAGATTATGAGCTAATTGTGAATCACATTGAGGGATTTATGAGTTGTCTAAAATGTGGGCATATGGAATATGTCATCATTGAATCTGACAAGCCAAACTACAAGGACCCTCCCCCTGAGGCTACCTATTTTGCATATAAACGCACCAACCATTTGAATGAAATTCTGAATCAGATTCAAGCCAAGGAATCCACGGATATCCCGGATGAGGTCCTTGATGCGGTCCGCGAAGAAATCAGGAAAGAGCGCATCAAGGATTTGACTGAATTAGCAAATAAGAAAATCCGGTATTACCTGAGGAAGCTGAATTTGAATAAATATTATGAGCATATAGCGCATATTATCAACCGTTTGAACGGATTACCACCGCCAATTATTACAAAGGATATCGAGGATAAAATCCGAATTATGTTTTCGGCAGTGAATAGTGCATGGGGCGAAATTCCGAAGAAACCTAAGAAGAACTTTTTGAATTACAACTATGTTCTATATAAATTCGTGGAATTATTGGACAGAGATGAATACAAGGTTTTATTCCCACTGTTGAAGAGCCGGGATAAGATTGTTTCACATGACGTGGTTTGGAAGGAAATTTGCGAGAAATTGGGCTGGGAGTTTTTGCGGACCATCTAGGGGGGGGGGGAACCGCGGGGGGGGGGCCGGCGTTCCCCCCAAACCCCCCCCCCCTTATTAGATAAATTT